GCATACCAGATGCTACTGATAAGCAGATAGAACAGATAGAAGAAATACTTTTAGGATGACCATAACAAACCTTTATAATAAAGTATATAATAAAGATTTTTTAAATAACACACTGCCCGACAAGTGTGCAAAATTAATCATTGCAGACCCTCCATATTTTGAAGTAAAAGGCGAGTTTGATTTTATATGGAATAGCTTTGAAGATTATTTAAAAGACGTTGAAAAATGGGCAATAGAATGTAAAAGAGTTTTAGCCGATAATGGTACTTTGTTTTGGTGGGGTATGGATAGAAAATTAGCCTATGCACAAGTAATATTGGATAAATATTTTAATTTAATTGGGACACCAGTTTGGGAAAAGCCAAGCAATCCCAATGAATGGGACACAAGAAGAACATTTCCAGAAAGAGCTGCTGAAAGATTATTAATGTACGATAATGGAGATGATAGAAGTGGACTAGAAATGATTATGGCTTCAAAAGATTGTTTTAAAGATATAAAAAAATATTTAGATAATGAGCTAAAAAAATCTGGATATAATTTAACCACAATAAAAAAAGTTTTAAAAAATCAAATGGGTTCTCACTATTTTGGTTTTAGTAAAAGAGAAAAAACACAGTTTGCATTTCCAACATTAGAACACTACAATAAATTACAATCTACTGGATACTTTAATAAAAAATATAAAGAACTAAGGTTAGAATATGAAGAATTAAGGTTAGAGTATGAAGAACTAAGGTTAGAGTATGAAGAATTAAGGAGACCATTTAACAATTATTTGAGTTTGACTGATGTTTTTAGATTTTCAAGAGAAAACAATAAATATAAACACGATACTAAAAAACCTGAAAAACTAACCAGAGCGTTAATTTTAACTTGTAGCCGTAAAAATGATTTAGTAGTAGTGCCATTTTCTGGAAGTGGTACAGAGTGCGCAATGGCAGCAAAAGAAGATAGGAATTTTATTGGTTTTGATATTGAGCAAAAATATGTAGATATGGCAAATAAAAGAATAGAGCAACACAAGGCACAACAAAGATTGTTCTAAAAAAAAATAAGTTTGTTTATATATTAGTGAATTGATTAATCAATCTTTTTTCAATCTTTACAAATATGGATAATAGAAAAAACAATGGCGGTGCAAGAGAAGGTGCTGGAAGGAAAACTAAAAAGCAAGAGCAAAAGCTTATAGAACGCTTAGATAATATAATAGACAAAGACGAAGCAATAGAAACATTAGGCAAGTTAGTAGCTAAGGGCGATATGAGAGCCTTACAGACCTATTTAAGCTATCGTTACGGAAAGCCAAAGGATTAAACATCAATTTTAGAGATTTAATAAAGTTCGTTGATTGAGGTAAAGAAAAAATATATGCCTATTATCGAGAATGATAGTAGGTACTTTATTGTGAGTGGTGGGCGTGGTTCTGGAAAGTCATTTTCAGTAAACGCCCTTTTAGTTATGCTTACCTATGAAGCTGGACACGTTATACTATTTACACGATACACTCTAACCTCAGCATACATCTCAATTATACCAGAGTTCTTAGACAAGTTGGAGCAGTTGCAAATGACACAGAACTTCCACATAACTAAGGATGAGATAATAAACAAAAAGACTGGCAGCAAGATAATCTTTAGAGGTATCAAGACATCAAGCGGCGACCAAACAGCAAACCTTAAATCTCTGCAAGGTATAACCACTTGGGTAGTTGATGAAGCTGAGGAACTAACAGACGAGCAGAAGTTTGACACCATAGACCTAAGTGTAAGGCAACAAGGCAAAGCCAATAGAGTAATACTGATATTAAACCCCACAACCAAAGAACACTTTATATACAGACGTTTCTTTGAGGAACGAGGTGTACAAGAGGGAAGCAACACACAGAAAGAAAACACTACCTACATACACACCACTTACATAGACAACATAGACAACCTCTCTAAAAGCTACATAGACCAAATAGACCAAATGCGTAAGCGCAGACCAGAGAAATACAAACAACAAATGCTTGGCGCTTGGATGTCTAAAGCTGAGGGTGTTATATTTAGCAACTGGTCAATAGGAGAGTTCAGAAGAACAAGCGTAAGTGTATGGGGTCAAGATTATGGCTTTGCTGCAGACCCAAGTACCTTAGTTGAGGTAAACATAAACACCAGCACCAAAACAATCTATTTAAAGGAATGCTTTTACTTGCCAAGACTTACCACATCACAGATTGCAGAACTAAACCTTAAACACGCTA